ATTCCATCTCTTTGAGGTTTAATTATGTTATTGGAGTAAATGAATTTAAAGTTGTTATTGTGGCAACGAACTCTCCAGGAGCCAAAACCGACATAGGTAATGGCACAGATAATGTTTATGTTGTTCGACATAATTTAAACAATGCTAACTTAATAACCCAGGTATATGATAATCTTAATAATCAGTTAGCATTTCCAACTATTGTTAATGAAACAAATCAAACAACTATTACCTTTGATGCTCCTATAGCTTTAAATTCTTATAGAGTTGTTATTTTAGAAGTCAAAAATGCTAATCCCATTTACAAACTCACCCATTCAGCTGGTTGGGATTATGATATGAACAACTATCGTAAAGTAGTAGATGTTTCTTCCTTTCAAGAAGGAAGTAATTCAGGTATTAACACCCTGTTCACTATAGAACATACTATAGCCCAACAAGCTTACTTCGGACACTTGTTGGGTAATGTTGGTTATGATCTTGTCACTTGGCAAGCTTTAAAGGGTTGGTTAGATTTGAGAGAAAAGGTATTAGCTCTGACTCCTTATTTGAGATTTAATCCCGACACACAAGTGTTAAAAATTATTCCTGAACCATCTAAGAATTCTATTTATTATGGTTTAGTATGTTGCAAAGTTCAAAAACCTATTAAAGATATCGTAAGTCAGCTCTGGGTTTATAGATATGCTTTAGCCTTGACTAAATTAGCAGTAGCCCATACTCGTGGCAAGTATAGTGGTACTAATTTATTCGGTGGTCAGATGGTATCTTACCAAGATTTAATGTCTCAAGGTATCACAGAAAGAGATAAACTCGAAGCAGAAATTACTTCTGACTTGATAGATAGAGATCCAATAAAATTCTTTATTGGTTAATAATGAAAAAATCCTTTAAAAGGAATCAAAATTTCACTCAGGGTAAATTTACTCCACAATCTCCACAAAAATATAAGGGGTCTTTACCCATTATATACAGATCTAGTTTAGAGTTAAAAGTGTTTAGGTGGTTGGATAACAATCCTAAAGTTGTTAGTTGGGGATCTGAATCAGTTGTAATTCCATACATTTCTCCTTTTGATAATCGTATGCATCGATATTTTACAGATCTAGTAATTCATTTAATAAATTCCAAAAATATTCTTCAAAAACTTTTAGTAGAAATTAAACCTCATAAATACACTTTAAAGCCAGTAGATTCTCCGCGGAAAAGTCGCAAGACTGTTATATACGAACAATCCCAGTACATAATCAATAATGCTAAATGGGATGCAGCCAAGAATTGGTGCAAGAAAAACGGATACCAATTTATCATTATTACAGAAAAGCATATTAATTCTTAATTTATTCCTTGATTGGTCCCACCCTCAATATAAATATTTTGTATAAATTTATATATGAGTAACAACGTTTATCGTTTATTAGTGGAGGAACCTACCTATGAGGTCAAGTACTTGGTAGAGGAAAAAAATCGCAACACTCCATCAAACATGTATATCCAAGGCCCCTTTTTAATGGCCAACGAAGCTAATAAAAATAAACGCATATATCCGTTAGAAGAAATGGTCAGAGAAGTAGATCGTTATCGTTCTGAAATTATTTCTCAAAACAGAGCCATGGGTGAATTGAATCATCCACAAACACCAGACATTAATTTAGAAAGAGTGTGTCATATTGTTACAGAATTAAATCAACGAGACAATATCTTTGAAGGTAAATCAAAAATACTTCACGGTGAAGGTATGCCACTTGGCAATTTGGTTAGAGGATTTGTAATGCAGGGTGTAAAACTTGGTGTTTCTAGCAGATCTTTGGGGCGTTTGGTTGCAGAGAAAGACGGCATCAATAAAGTTGCTGATTTTAAAATTGTGGCAATTGATGTTGTAGCTGACCCATCCGTACCAACAGCCTTTGTTAATGGTATTTTAGAATCTAAACAATGGATCTTGAATGAAGGTGGAGACTTCACACCATATCTAGACCAAACTTATAAAAAATTTGAATCTGCCATTGCCTCTCTCCCACACAAGGATAAGTCTCTTCATCTTAAGGAACAAGTCTTGATGTTTATTAATGCATTAAAAACCTTATAAGGGGAATCTAATTGGATAAATATCTTAAATAAAATGAACAGCCGTCAATTAATTTCTAAATTCGTTGCTCAACTTTGTGAAAAGCAATATGCATTTGCTAATTCTACGCTCTCTTCAATTGTAGAAGCTAAGTTGAAAGAAAAGATTAAAAAAGAAGCTAACAAGCTCAAAAGTAAGGCTGACAAAAAGAAAGATTTCTTGGACAAAATGAACAAGGGCAAAAAAAAGTCCAAAATGGAAACCAAGAAGAATAAATAAATTTATCCAATTCATATGAATATAGCTGCTATTCTTAAAAATATAGATCCTAACGTATTAACAGAGGAGACAGCCACTGCAATCGCAGAGGCTTTTGAGTCTGCTGTTAATGAAAAAGTAAGTAACCGCATTGGCCTTGAAGTTGAAAAGGCTCTCAATGAGCAAGACCAAGATCACGCAGCTAAGTTAAAAACCTTGGTTGAAGCCATCGACAAGGATCACACTTCCAAATTACAAACTGTAGTAGAATCTATCAACATCAACCATGCATCTAAATTGCAAAAGCTGGTAAACTACTATCGTTCGGCTATTAATGAGAAGGCTCAAAGCTTCAGCAACAAGATTGTAGAAGAAATGAGTAATTATTTGGATCTTTATTTAGATAAAGTAATTCCTCAAGAACAACTAAGTGAAGCAGTAGCTAACATTTCAGCCAAACAACAATTGGAACAGATCAAACAAATTATTTCTTTTGATCCTTCCTCTTTAAATGAAATTTTAAACAAATTGTTATTGATGGAAAATCAAAAATTGACAGTCTTCAAGCTAAACTCAATGAGTCTTATAAAGAAAATATTGAATTGAATGAAGAAATTAAATTAACCAAAACTTCTCTTCTAATCGAACAAAAAACAAAAGGTCTTCCAACAGCCAAGAAAGAATTTATTGCTAAGATCCTAGGCGACAAAACACCAGAATACATCAAAGAAAATTTCAACTATGTTGTAGATATGTTTGAAAGAGAAGATCGCAAAATTGCTACAAACTTAGCAAAAACAGCAACTCAAACAGCAGTCACCAAGGATGCTAAAGTACCAACTCAGACAATCACTGAGTCTGTCAAAACAGAAGTACTCAATCCTTACGTAGATGCTCTCAAAACCTTTCGGTAATTTTAAGTTGGAGAAATGCATTCCGTGTTTCCCGAAATATATCCACAGTAAAAAATAGAAAATTAAATATTATGAGTAATGTAAGTTCCGCACCCGGATACATCGATCGCAATCGAGCCACCCAATTGTTGGAGAAGTGGGCACCAGTCCTTGATTTTTCAAGTGACAAAGTTGCTCCTATCGAAAACGAACACACCCGTTTAGCAACATCCATTTTGATGGAAAACCAAGAAAAGTACTGCTTGAATGAAGCTGGTAATACAGCTGCAGCAGGTGGTGTTTTTGGTTCATCTGGCACAGCAGCCTCCGTAGGAGGTCTTTATGCCGGTGATAATTATGCAACTGGTGATGCTCGCATGCCTAAGGTGTTAATCCCTATGGTTCGTCGTACCTTCCCTGAGTTGATCACCAATGAAATCGTTGGAGTTCAACCCATGAGTGGTCCTGTCGGAATGGCTTTCGCCATGCGTTATAAATATGAACCCCAATCTCTTGGGGCAAATGGCCTTGACGGATATGCATCAGGAGCAGTTCAAAGCGGTAGCAGCTGGGATCGCTCAGTTGTTGCTGGCAAAGAAATCGGTTATCAAAATCTTGATACTCGCTTCACTGGTACATCCTCCGCTCAAATTTCTGGAAATGCTGATTTCACTATGTCTGATGAAGACAAAGGTGTTGCAGCAGTTCTTAGCCAATTTGAATTAACTGGTAATATTCCTCAAGTCACTGTAGAGTTCTCCAAGATCGCAGTTGAAGCCGGCACACGCCGTCTCGCAGCTCGTTGGTCAGTTGAACTCGAGCAAGATTTGAGAAACATGAACGGATTGGATATCGACTCTGAATTGACAAACGCGATGAGCTATGAAATTCAAGCCGAAATCGACCGTGAAATGATTATCAGAATGCTTCAGATTTCACTTAACGCTGGTAAAGGTACTGGATATAGCTTCTGGTATGCAGCTTCAGCTGATGCTCGTTGGTTGGGAGAACGTAATCGTGACTTCTACGCCAAAATCATTGTTGAAGCAAACAGAATTGCAATTCGTAACCGCAGAGGTTCAGCCAACTTTATCGTTGCAACACCTAAAGTTTGTGCAATTCTCGAAATGCTTCCTGAATTCCAATGGATGCCTGTTAATGGCAACGTGAATACACAACCTACTGGCATCGCCAAAGTTGGTAGTCTCGGTGGCCGTTTCACCATCTATCGTGATACACGTACAGAAGCCCAGAATCTGACAACCCGTGGTACAGCATTAGATTACGCCTTGTTGGGATACAAAGGTACCGAGTACTATGATACTGGTATCGTTTATTGCCCCTACATTCCTGTGATGATTCAACGTACAGTTGGTCCTAACGACTTCAGTCCACGTGTTGGATTGATGACCCGTTATGGCGTCGTAGATTATATCTTCGGTGCTAGCCTCTACTACCACACAATCATCGTCAAGGGATTAGGTGGAGATAATGTAAACGGCAACGGTGGCAAAATCTACATGTAATACGTGTAAGACAGCCAAAGGTTATCCTTTAAATACCCACTTCTTCGGAGGTGGGTATTTTTTTGCTTTGATTTCCTGCAATTTCTATATAAGATGTTTAAAAGTATGAAAAGATATGCATTGTGTGGAGCACATGGTACAGGTAAAACTACAGTCCTTAAAGATATATCAGATTATCTATTAGATAATACATCCATTATTCCTATCTTTAATACTAGTAATGCCCGCAAACTCTTTGAAATGGGTGTAAAGGTTAATGACAAAGGAGATGATTTTGTACAATATGTAGTTCAGGCTAGTCATGTTAGCAGATTTGCAGAACCTAATTGGTTTGCAGATCGATGTGTTGTGGATGGATTTGCCTATATGGAAGCAGCGTGGCGTAAAAAACTAGTATCTCAAGAATGTTGGGACACCGTTCACAATTTAATGAACACATTTGCTCCTTTGTATACACAAATTTTCTATGTTCCTATAGAATTTGAAATGGAAAACGACGGAATACGAAAGGTTGATATAGAATACCAACGAGAAATAGACCAATACATGAAAAGAATCCTTGAGCTTTATAATAATGTTACTACTCTTAAAGGAAGTCGCGACAAACGCAAAGAAATTGTATTAAAATATATTGCATGAACCTTTTCATATTAGACCTTTCACCCTTTAAAAGTGCAGAATATTATCAAGATCTTCATGTCAATAAAATCATTATTGAAGGATCTCAACTACTTGCAGCAGCTTATCCTCTAGAAAGACTAGCCCAATCAGATTGTCCAAGAACCCAAAAAGGCACTCCTAGAGTTCACGGCCATTACAATCATCCAATGTCTAAATGGGTTCGCAAAACTCAACAAAATTTTACATGGACTCTTAATCATCTAGATGCTTTGTATAAAGAAAGGGTGTATCGCTTTGATAAACCCCATTTTACTAAAGATTTTATAGATTGGTGTTGGAATAATACTCCCAATCTTCCTAAAGAAGGGCTTACAGAGCATCCTCAATGTTTTACCGTATCTTATCCTGAGTGTATTGTTCCAGGAGACCCGGTAAAGGGTTATCAGAATTATTACAATAAGGCCAAAAGAGAATTTAAATTTGGTAAAAAAATTATTAAAGCTTCTTGGACAAAAAGAAACATTCCTTACTTCTTTGAAGTAAATATTTAATATGAGTTTTAAAGAGCATTTTGTAGAAGCTGTTAATAAATTTAACACAGACTGGCAAGTTACTAGAGAAGAAGCCAAAAAGATTAAAGATGTCAATGCTAAAATTGCTCATGTCAAAAAATTTTTAGAAGAAAACCCTTCTAAAGCCAATTTAGGAAGAGTATTAAACTGGACTCGAATGACTAAACTCGGCTATAAAAATACCTCTCCTGAATTGGGTCAAAAATTTGAAGACTATTTAGATTATCTCGAAAAACATAAAGATAAATACACAGCAGAAGATACAGACACAAATTTAGAGGATTTGCCAGAATCCAAGTTTGTAGCAGTTTATAAGGATTTGGTTCATAGAAAGAATGATTTTCAACACGGAGGAAAAAGACCTGTTTCTATGAGCCAATATTTGGCTAATATGAAAGAAGTAGCCAATAGAAGGAATATTAGTTTACCCCCAGATCCCCAAGCTTAATTATTCTTCTAGTAACTCTAATCGATCTCTTTTAGGTTTATCCAACATCTTGGTAATAACCTCATCTCTAGTTGCTATTAAAATATTATTAGCAGCTGGAAGATTAGAAACAATTTCTTTTTTACCAGCTATGTCCATTTTCTTCAATTCTACAGCAGTTTTAGATTGTTTTTGCTGTAGATTAATACTGTTCATACTGTCTATAGCCTTGGTGGTGGCATTAATGAGTTGAGCTAAAGCTGTAACCTCTTTCGGATCAGCTCCCATAGAAATGTTGTTCTTAAGAGTGTTTATAGCCTCTAACCCAGCCTGTATAACTTCTGTAGTTTTTTGATAAACATAACCATTAACATTCTCATCCGTCACAGTTTCTACTGGAGTTATTGCTAATTTTTGAGTAGAAGGAATTGCTTCAGACTTGAGTTCATTAATGATGTTGTCTATTTCATCCGGTGGTTCCATGTTGATTTTATATAAAATGCCTTATAATAATTACAAACCAGATCTTAAAAGTATCTATAAAAACACAAATTAAACATATGGAAGAAAATTTTCTCAAAGCCCCTGTTGTAGGATTTAAAAAAACTCACCCCAAAGCTCAACTTCCTCTTCGCAAGGGAGATGGCAATGCTGGATATGACCTTTCTGCAGTTGAGTCTGTTTTGATACCAGCCAGAGGCTCTGCTATTGTACCAATCGGACTAACAGTGGCTAGTGTTCCGTTTGGAGTTTGGTTTTTAATTCTCCCTCGGTCTGGAATGGGGTTCAATCATGGCATTCAACCCCATTTAGGAGTAATTGACAACAATTATCGTGGAGATCTTTCGGTGAAGCTTTATAATTTTACAGACAAAGATTACCAAGTAACAGAAGGAGATAGAATTGCTCAGATAGCATATTATCCTCTGTTGACTTTAGATCCAGAATGGAAAGACGAAGTAGAATCAACTGATCGTGGAGCCAATGGCTTCGGATCTTCCGGCAAATAAAATGGCTAATCATTATTCACAACTATGGGTTGAAAAGTATCGCCCCAAAACCTTGGAAGATATTATTCTTCCAGAAGAAACACGAGAACATTTTAAGTCTTTAACAGAAGATACACCACATATTTTATTTTATGGTCCTCCGGGTACTGGTAAAAGTACTTTGGCAAAGATTGTAGTCAATTCTATTTTAAAGTGTCAGTATTTGTATATTAATGCATCAGATGAAAATGGAGTAGACACTATCAGAAACAAAGTCATTAATTTTGCACAAACCAGATCTTTAGACGGACAAAAGAAAGTAGTCATTTTAGAAGAAGCAGATGGTTTAACTGGTGATAGTTTGCGTATTCTTCGCAATGTGATGGAGGATTATGAAAGTACTACGCGCTTTATTCTTACAGGTAACTATTTTAATCGTATTATAGAACCCATTAGATCTAGGTGTATGCTCTTTAAGCTGCAACCAGATCTAAAATGTACAGTTCAGCGATGTGTAGAAATTCTCAAGGCAGAAAAAATCACAGTAGATGATTCTCAAAAGGTACGATTAATTACTTTTATAGAAAAAAATCATCCAGACTTGAGACGAATCATTAATGATCTACAATTATTTTCAGTATCTGGTAAATTGTTTATTCAAGAATCGGGTCAATTAAATGACTTAGCTTCTTATATCTTAAATGCATTAAAGGCTAACATCTCCTCATTAGAAATACGCAAGAAGGTAATTGAAGCAGAAAAATCTTTCAACAAGGACTATCAACAATTAATGAAAGAATTGTTTGAGTTGGTATATTACTCAGATCTTCCAGATAATAAAAAGAAAGCAGTATTAATGGATCTAGGAGAATTTATGTATAGAGACAATTCTATCTTAGATCATGAGATAGGATTCTTTTGCTGTGTATTGGCAATGGAAAATTCTATCAAAGCCAATTAAGTATTAGCTATTTTAGTATTTTTAGTAGGTAACAAATGATCCTTGGGTTGATTGCCCAAATCAATTGTCATTTTGTATACTTTGGCTGTGGTATCCCCTACAGGTCTTTCATATCGATTGGGAACACTATCAAGTGGAGGTAGATTAATACCATAATCCTTGACTTCTACCACATCAAAGTCTCCCGGAACAGTAAAGTCATTGAATTCTGTAGGCCATTCTACTTTACGAGCATCTGTACGCAATACCAAATATACATCCCCAGCTCCTTCATTGTCATTAGCATCTTTTGGATTTTGCATTGTACCATGAGCTACTACTCTTTTAATAAAAAAGAGAACTTCGTCTTGGATTAATTTCTTTAAAAAATCTACAAAGGCTTTGTGTCCGCTATAATGTTTCTTAAAATAATCATGCTTTAAGAAAGATGGTTTCAAAACTAAAGCACTTCCTTCTCTAAATCCTCCATTGGAAAAATGGCTAAAAGCGGCCTCATAAAGAGATTGAAATTGATTAAATTTGGAATTCATATAATAATGGAGATTTGATATAAATATTTACCACACCATGGCTACTATTTACCTGGACAATCTTATCAAGCCAAGAGAAGTCAACTCCTCTTCTCCCTACTCCAGAGAGCCGTCGACGTATCCTAAACCTACTTATACTGATCTTCATTTAGATTTAAAAGAATCTTCCCATATTGGAAATGGGACAAATATATCTTCATCAAATGATATAGAAGTAGACCTAGATATACACGCTATACGCAATGCAATACGCAACATATTCACCACCCGACCTGGTGGAAAAATTTTAAACCCATCTTTTGGGTCTAGATTGGATGTTTATCTTTTTGATCAAATCTCAGACTTTAAAGCTAATTTATTAGGTAATGATATATTAAAAAATTTAACCACATGGGAACCTAGAATAAATGTTACTCAAGTAGTAGTTACACCCAACCCCGATGAGAATACATATTATATACAGTTAAAATATAAAATATTAGATTCTGGGTTGATAGATGATTTGCAAATCCAATTAAATTCCAACCCAGATAATAATTCTGCTACATCTTTCTCGTATACTTCAAAAATTCAATATGTCTAATTCTATTTTACCACTCACTAAAGATCCTAATTTGGTATTTGATGCTGTAGCATTGAAGGCTAAAATCATGGATAGACTTAATCAGGGTAAAGTTTTTACAGATCATAATTATGAAGGTTCTAATCTATCCTCTCTTATTGACATAATCAGTTATAGTTTTGGTACACTACTTTATTATCTCAATAAAACGTCATCAGAAAGCATGTTTTCAGAAGCTCAACTATATGAGAACATGAATAAAATTGTAAAATTATTAAATTACAATCCTATAGGCAAATTAGCTCAAAATGTCTTATTCTCTGTTAGTGCCAAACAAAGTTTACCTAAAGGAACATATATTATTCCGCGCTTTAGTTATGTTAATGTAGCTGGCGTAACATTTTCTTTAAGTACAGATCTGTCCTTTTCCAAGATTACCTCCTTAGATGAATTGGTATCTGATGTTGACAACACTCATTTATTATATCAAGGCACCTTTGAAGAATATCCCAAGTATGTTGCAAGTGGTTTAGATAGTGAGATTATATATTTAAATCCCGGATCTAATATTAATATAGATCATTACAACATATATGTTTATGTTAAACCCAATAATGGTTCTTGGGAAGAATGGAAAAGAACGGACAATCGCATATTACACAAAGCAACTGAGAAAATTTTTGAAGTTCGATATAATTCTAATAAAAATTATGAATTGTCCTTTGGTGATAATATCAACGGACAGAAATTAAATGCATTAGATCAGGTTGCAATCTATTATCTCAACACAGATCCTTCTGCCAAAACCTTAGGAGTTGGAGGTTTAGATAAAAGTGCTTTAGTACCATTTAATTCTATTCAGTTTATAGAAATTTTAAACAAAACACAAAGTTCTTTTGGCTCTTATATTACTAGAGATCAATTTAAATATATTAACTTGTCTAATAATACAGCAGCCTCTCCATTTTCCTATGAAGAAGGAGTTGATTCTATTAGAGAAAATGCACCCAAAGTGTTTAGGTCTCAGCATCGTTTAGTAACTAGTGAAGATTATAGTTATTTTACTAAAACTAATTTTGCTAATTTAATTACAGACTGTATTACACACAATAATGAAGACTTCCTTAAGAGCCATTTAAGATATCTTTTAAGTATAGGCCTACAAAGTCCACAATTAGATACCCAAGTATTATACAATCAGATAAAATTTGGAACTAGTTGCAATTTCAACAATATATACCTTTACATGGTACCTAAACAAGATACTTTGTACCTATCTGCCAATCAAAAAGAATTTATTTTAAATGAATTAAACAAATATAAAACAATCACTTCACATGTGATAACCATGGATCCGGAATATTTGTTTTTTGATTTTTACGTCAAAGACCCAGATATAACACCATCAACAAAGGATGTATCAAATTGTAAATTTCGTATTTTCAAAACTCTTAATGCCCAAAAATCGGACGCAGCTATTAAATTTGATGTATTAAACATTTTATTAACAGCTTTTGATAAAAAATTAATTAAATTAGGTCAAACAATTAACACTCACCAAATAACCACAGACATATTGGCATTAGACGGAGTACAAGGGGTACAAACTTATAGATCTGACACTGGAGTATATGTGGATGAGATTTCCTTTTTGGTGTGGAATTCTAAATATCCACAAAATGATATACAAACCCGCACTCAAACGGTGCAATTAGAAAGTTTTATGTATCCAATTTTACACGATGCTGCTAATTTATTAGACCGTTTAGAAGTGGTAAATGAATCTAAAGCCATTAAAGTGGCTGAATTTTAATATATGGATGTTGCCGTTAGCTTTAATATTAATCAATCTTTGGGGTATGCTAACATAACTCCATTTCAGTTTACCTCCAGCATTAATCCAGTTACGAATGTTGTCAAGGTGTTATGGAATTTTGGAGATTCAACCACTAGCACAGAGTTTAATCCAATTCACACTTATGAAATTCCTGGTACCTATGTTGTTTATTTAACTGTATTTGTCAAAGACCAGGATCCAATTGTTTATAGCAAAAATGTAGAGGTTAAACTTTTACTAAATGAATCTATCTATTTTGATTTTATACCACCACCAACATTTGCCGGACATTATAATAGATATCCCTTTAGACTTCACATAACCTCTTCAGACTTGCGAGATCATTATATTGATTTAGGAGTTCAATTTTCTCGATCTTCGCCACCATCTGAAAATCCCTCAAAGTGGGATTTTTTAAAACCCCAATGGAAGTTTTTTGATTTACAAGGTAATCAAATAAAACAAATAAAAACCACTGATACTCCAATTTTAGTCAATTCTAAAGGACAGGTGGATCCTAAAGGTACAATAGTTGCTGGTGTAACGGGATATGCTGAATTTTATTTTAGTGATGATATTTATAATTTTGATTTAGCTATAAACAATGAGCCATACTCTACGATTATAGCTACACTGCAAACACAAAATATAGATCTCAATAACCTTCAACATAAACACTCTATCTCTTTGTCAGGATTTGCTAATAGTCTAGCAATAGCTACTTGTCCGTATATTAATCTTTGGAGAACACCGGATTATTTAAAAATAACTGAAAACGGGATTATTAGTCATGCAAACCCGAGATGGTCTACATCACAAATTCCATTAATAGTTAATTCTTTTTTCTTACAAGAATACCCCGATGATCACCCCGATGGTAACGGAATCACTCCTATCAGAAAGGAATCATTTTTTGTACACAACTTTCCCTTATCCCCAGAGACAGATATACCTCTTAACATTGGTTTAGATAGTTTAAGTAGTAACTTCTTCCCAACTCCAAAATTTTCATGGACAGATGAAACTCTACACAAAACTCCAGGGTATTATAAAGGATTTTTCGATGTTCCTGATGTTAATACCTTTGGGGCTAGAATTACAGCTAGTGCAGAAATAGCTGTACCAGCATTGACTGGTAATTATATCAATCCATTACTTTGGGTTTCTAATCCAGAGGCTGGAATGTTCTCTACAGTCCAATACAATTATCAAAAAAACTTAGCAGCTTCTTTATCTCAGAATTTAAGCACAGCTCATGTATTTTCTTTTAGAATGCCTCTGACTCAAGGGCTGTCTGGAAATCATGGTATACACAGTGTAGCAGCTCTACCTGCTCCTCAATATCATGCTTGGTTGTTAGATTCAGATCTACAATACTTGTATAGGGTTAACACTAGAGGAGATATTCTTTCTTCTATTAATATAAGAGAAATTGTTGAATCTAATCAGTTGGGTTACCTAATACCCAATACAGTTTCTCCGGCTTCTGTGGTGTTAGATGGAGACTACAACATTTGGCTAACTTTATACGATTCTACTAGCACAATTAAATTAGATAAAAATGGTAACTTTTTATTTGCTGTGAGTCCGTTAGATTCTTTAGCATATGTCTTACCAGTATCTTCTAATTTACCATATAATTTAGAGGCTCTTTCTCTGTATGACCAAGAAAGCTACTTTTATACTCCAGCAGCCTTATCAGCCTTTGATGACATTAATCTAGTTGAACCTTCTTTTATAGATACAGATATAAATGGCAATGCTTGGATTAGTTATACAAACGCCTTTAGTGGCCTTTTACTGAAATACTCTTCAGAAGGTGAATTATTAACACAGATTAGTTTTCCTTCTCATTACATACCCGAAGAATTGGTGTGTGATAATTTAAATAATTTTTGGATTTATTTATCAGATCCTAACTCTAGTAGATGTTATATAGAGAGAAGAAATTATGATGGTCAACTCTTCACTAATGATCAAGGGGCTGCTAGAAGATTTGGTCCCTTTTATAATATTAACGGTCTGACTATAGATGCTGATCAAAATTTGTGGTTTACCAACAGCTATCGTTCTGTTACAAAAATAAATGCCAATAACTACAGTGTATCTACTCTAGAAGTAACTGGAGCAAATTCATTTTTAGTTAATGATGAAGACACTGCCTTGGAAGGTATATGTGCAGATGTAACTGGAAAAATTTATGTAGTTAATTCTATAGAAAATCAAATTTATGTTATAGACAATAATTCATTTTCTGTAGAAAATTACTTCACCATAAATCCCCAAGGATTTGTTTTTTATACAGATAATCAAAATAATCTTCAAACATTTTACGGCAAATATAACAAATCAGCTGCAGTTGGAGGTGATTGGTCAGGATTCCGTTGGATTAACAAATATGCTAATACCAAATTGCCGTTTTATAATTCTACACCTTATACTACTACCATTTATGGCAAATCTCCTATGTTGGATTTTTATATCAATGATCAGTTTGCCTATGATATTTTCAAGGTTAATGAAAACTATAATTTAGCCCAACAAATGAAAGCCGTAGCACTTACACCGGCTTTAGAAAATAATGAATTTTTGTTTGACAATTTTTTAGGATCTATTTTTGGTGGATTAACTGCTCTACACTCAGACCCCGGCACAGCTGTTTATGAAAAAATAGCAAATTTTGTTTCAGATCATTCAGATATTGACACTTGCAATATAGATCAATTATATAGTCTAGCCCACATGACTGATTTAAACACAGATGATTTTCGTTTAAATTATCCAGAATCCATAGCTAGATTGATAAATTTAGCCAGTATTAATCCCAATCGTCTGTGGGGGGCTAGTCACTTAGATACTTTAAAATTTTCTTCTAAAAATTACGGTGAATTCACCAATCTAGGTTTGCCTCTTTCTCTTTCTTATACTGTCTCTGCCGGAGTTCCAGTGGTTTTAAGAGAAAAGTCTTTGATAGACAAATATAAATTAATATACACTGGTAGAGTTAATAAAAATGCAACATATTCTCTAGACACATTGGCCAATTTTTTAGAACTCGGAACAGACTGGCATATTTATTATGATTTTCATGAATATATTATAGATTATACTCAGGAGCAAACTAATGATATTATAGATTGGTCTAATCCTCAGACGTCTGTTCATCGCCGCAAATCTACCTCTTATATTAATTCTTTAGGGGATGCTCCAGTAGAGACGTTTGACCCTACCACAATTTCTATTTCTGATAACAACGGTGATTATCCTAGCATAACCAATATAACAAAAGTAGATACAGAAATAACAATTGTTAGTGATGGGGATCCATATCCAGGTAAAGCTGGCGTTATCAACTTTACTAATGATGGAGTTTCTCCTCGTACTGGATTTTTATCATCTGATATCAAAAAGCAAGAATATAATTATACTTTTGTATTTAAAGGGGGTTCAAACAGTTTAAGTTATCATGATGTAAAATTTGATCCCATTGGTATTACTAGTACTGGTGTATTATTGTATGGGCCAATGGGCAATTCACCTATCTTACCAGGTACTTCTACTAGTGTTCCTTCCTATGTACACATCCTGACTCAATTTTATTGGAATAAAGTATTTTTATCTCAAAATTATCCGACAGATGAAGCAGGAGGATCTACAGATGCTAATGGATTATATTACTACACAGATGGTAGATTTTTAAATACCGCTTGGCAGGATTATAAAGTGTGGTCTAAAAATAGTTACTATAATAACTCTGCATATAATTCAGATCATTTTAGACACTTAGACGGTCATTCTAAGATTATTGGATTTTGCTTCGACGGATATCCTATATATGGACCATATGGATATACAGATCAATATAAACAAACAGATAGCTCTGTAATGAGAATGAAATCTGGATATAGATTAAATTCTACTGAAACAGCCGGTAGATTACCCGATTATTCTTATGCAGATTTTGCAGCAGGTTCTTTCGTAAATGATTATACTTTTGTAACTTCTACATCAGCCGGTTATCTAGACGCTTATAATGGAAGATTTTGTGTTACACCAGAATATCCCCTTGGAACATATGCATATTTCCTGACATTTACAGATGATAGTTTGTCTACACCAGCTTATCCCTACATCACCGGACCTAGAACCAAACAAAGAAGATCCACTTCCAGATCAAACAAGCTTCGCCTTCCGTTTTCTATGCAAGAATGGGAAGGGCGATACGGTATTCTAGAGACCATGCTTTCTTATGAATTATATAAGGGATTAGACTTGTTGAAGTAAAGCCCATCTTTCTAAGTATAACAAGATCATGGCGGATATTACAGAAGCATTTTATATACAAACACAGGGAGTATGGCCGAGAGAGACATACAAGATATCTCCCTGTGCCCAGCTTATAGATCCCAATTTAGGATTTGTTCCAGCTGAAAACTTATTTAGATATATAAACAATCCTTTATGTGAAACAAATGATTTTAATACAGTTTCATACTCAAATGCTTCTTATAGATTTTTGGAAGAAAATAGTCAATATGTTTTAGACATTAACCGAAATGCTTCATTTACTTGGAATGCTTCTTCTTCTCGCCAAACTTATGATTTAGGTCCTCAATTTAATTATTTTAAAATAAATCCTAATCCAGATGCAGACGTCCAATATCGTTATTTTTATTCTTATCTATTATACCCCTCTCGTTTATTTTTGCAGCCATTAACAGTTTCTAAAGATGTAACTGGGTGGACTCTACAAACCTCAGCCACAGTTACATCTCCAACATTTTTATTTTTCAAAGGATCAAGCAATAAAACACTAGGTTATTTAGATCATATTGATTATACTTTAACAACACCATTGCTTTCTAGCTTGCCTAGTCAATCTCTTTTAAATTTAGTTTTTAACCTTAGTGCTTCTAGATCTCACACAGATTATCCAATCATTACCTTTTCACCTACATATAATCCGGGTGTTAGACCAGGTGGAGTTCCCGTATTATTAGATCAAGAAGGGGGTATTATTAGACCAGATTCCACATTTGTTAGCTATGAGGTAGAATATACAGTTGATGCTAAAATATTTAGATTAGGTCAAACTGTACCGTTCAAAGAACCCGGTATTACACCAGATTTTAATTCGTCTTTCATATTAAATCAAAGTGCTTTAAATCAAAATATTCAAATATTTCAATTATTACAGTCCAGAGAAGGAGATGTTAATACTCCGTTAAACGATCCGTCTCTTTGTGTATTGAGTGCTACCTTGGATTTGTCTAGCAATTATATTAGATACTATAGTAAAGGATTCGCGAGTTCCACAATAACCAATACA